CATAGTTAGTCTTTGACTTCGTACTTCTTTTTGCATCAAGCTATTTGTACCAGTAGCTTTAACTTCTAAATCACCTTCAATATCTAATTCACCTTCATGAAATTGCATATTCCATTGAAAGTAAGATTCTCCAAGTGGCTTTAATAAAAAGTCATCAAGGTTTTTGATAACAGTTTTAATATTTAAACTAGATGCTCCAAGTAACATTGACATACCAGAAGCAGTTCTTGTCATACTTTGTACTCCTGTTTGTCCATGTGAGTAACTTGGTATTCCAGTTTGTTCATCTGCAAGTTGTCTAAACTTGTCAAACATCATTAAATTTTCTTGTGATGTATTAGGAAACTTTAAACCATGTATAGCTTGTCCGGGCATTCCTGCTTGTCTTCTAAATATTTTACCCGGATATATTTCCATACTTTGTCCACCAACTAAAGCAGACTCATCTACATCAAATACTAACGAACCTGACATTGCTAGATTATCAATAGCCATTCTTGCATGACCATTCATAATCTGTTGTGAATCATCCATATTTTCTGCTACACCAATACCAAAAAAGTTATAAGGATTTCTTTCGTATGGGAAAGCATGATAAGGTATTCTGTATGGAGTAAATGGATTTATTACAGCTCTTAGTAGTTTAGTTCCACATATCCATGCATTTACTTGTACTTCATCTAAATCATCAACATCATCTGATAATTCTATACCAACTTCTCTTGCATATTCAGCATCCATAATACCCCAATATTCAAGAACTTCAAAGTTAGTTTGATAATCTTCTTCAGCTTTATTATCATCTCTAATAGCAGATTCATAATCTTTTTCAACATAGTTAGGACCTTGTTGAATACATTCACGAATTGCATCTTCATTAAAGTATGGCATATTTCGTAATTGTCTTAATTGACTACGATTCATTTTGTGCCTATGTATTACATATTCACATTCTTCCATTGTTGTTGCTGAAGGGTCAGGATAAAAATCCCAACAACTTACAAACTCTATTCTTGGTACTCTTACTTCTAATGGATTATATGTTCTATTTCCATTTTCTCCAGCTTCCCATTTATGTAATTTTTTATTAAAATTAAATGGTCCTTTTACAATTCCTGTACCTATTAAAGCAGATTCTAAAAGAGCATTTCTTAATTCTGAATTACCATTTGATTCTTCTATTTGGTCATGGATAAGTTTTTCCATTCTTCTTGCAGATTTTTGTGCAGGAGATAATTCTAAAGCTTTTGGGTCTGGGCTAGCTCCATTTGATAAAATACCTGCTTCTTCTGCTTGAACTTCAATAGGAGCTTCAAACATACCATTATAAAAGGTAGCTCCCGGTTTTAAAACTCTACCATCACCTTCATAACCAACATCATAAGGATTATCTATTCTATTTCCTATATCATCTGGTATTGATGTTTCTATATTAGGCGATGCATTATTTATATCTAAATGTGCTATATCTGTTTCGCCTTCTGGTATTTTAGTTTCGTTAATACCTATTGGAAATTTACCTGTACCAAATATAACATCTACTAATTGTCCAAAAGCTGCTAATACTTTTGTTTTTGTAATTTTTACAAATACTCTAGATTTTTCTGATTCTCTAAATTTAACATTTTTAGCATATAAACCTCTATAGTTTTCGTATGCTTTTATCCATCTTTTTTCATTTATATCTCTAGCTGTTTCTGCTCTAGCATATCTACCATTTATAATACCAATAAGATTTCTTTCTTGGTCTTCTTCTAATGCTAATGTTTTTCCAGCTTCGCCTTCTACTTCTTCGTAAATGTTGTCAGCGTTTAAAAATGTATTTTCTTCCATATTAATAACCAAATGTAGCATCTACAGGTTTATACATTTCACGCTTTAGTCCTCTAATTCTTTCTAATGGACTTTCCATTCTTGGTCTGCTCATAATCATATAACGCAAAGCATCATAAGCATGGTCAGAAGCATGAGTATCTACATCTTCTGGGTTAGTTTTAGATAATGGTATTGACTGTAATTCTCTTATTAAGTTAGGACATGTATTAAATATCTGTAACTTAGGTCTACCATTTTCTCTAACTTTTAAATACTCGTGTACTTGTATTTTACCTTGTATTCTGTTCTTATCAGCTCTTCTTAATTTATGTCCAGCTCTGACAAGAGATTCTCCGACAGTAGGACCAGTTGTTCCTGTATTTGCCCATGCTGCAGTATCTAAAACACCACTAACAGAAAAAGGGTCTTCTGTCTCCATATCTGTTATTATACTAGCTAATTCAACACCTGTCAAGCCTTTTTTGTATAATTCTCTATAAATTATTAAAGTATTGTCATTTATATCCATTATTCCCCATAAACAACAAGATTCTGAAGCATAACCATAGTCAATACCTTTTACTCTTTCCCAATGTAAAGGAAGTGCAAAAGGAGATATAACATGTACACTAGGGTCAAATTCTGTAAAAGCTGCACCTTCTGCAACATCCCAATTACCTTCTAGTAATTGTTGTCTTTGTGTAGGAGGTAAAGATTTAAGCATTTGTTCATAAACTCCATCCTCTGCGAGGTATGGATTGTCTGCTAGTTTAGCTGGTATAAATTTTCTAGTTAACCCATCTTTGCCTATAAAACTTTTATTATATTCATTAGAATCTACATACCTTTTTTTAACCCAATGAGAACCTACACCACCGGGGTTAGCTGTACAGCGTAAATAAGTTTTTATTTCTGGGTCAGTAGTACGAAGTCTAGAAGCAAGATAGTTCCAACTAAACTCTGTAGGTAAGTGTGTTATTTCATCAAAGCCTATCCAACTATATGCTTGTCCTTGATATCTATATACATCTGCATCTCTTTCTAAGAAACCAAACTCTATCTTTGCACCACTAGGAAAGTTCCATAGCTTTTCTACTTCTCTAAACTTAGCACCGGGAAATGCTTGTGGGTATAGTTCACGAGACTTATCAATCATCTCACGAAGTTCTGGCATAGAACGCCTTAATATTAATGCTCTATGTGCTTTTTTGTGAGCATAGCGTAATGGGTCAACTAACATTGCATAAGATTTACCACCACCTGCTGCACCACCATAAAGTACATCTTTTTCATCAGCAGCTAAAAAGTCTGTTTGTGGACCTTCATTAGCATGAAATATTACATTGTTTTCTTGTAATACTTCTTTAATAGAAGGAGATACTTGTTCTAACTGTTCATTAGTTACTATATTAGATGTAGTTTTTTCTGTAGCTTTTTTAAGTACTTCTTGTTCTGTTTTTATTTTAGATTCTTTATAAGCTATTTTCTTTTTTGCTTTTGCTAGTTCTTTTTTATCTCTAGCTAGTTTTTGTTTTCTTTTTTGTTCTGGTGAATACCTGTATTTTACTTTAGGTTGTGGAGCTTTTTGTACAATTTTAGATAATCCTACATGACTTATTTTTCTACCTGTTTCTTCTGTTATAAGTTCGGCTGCTTTTCTTAAAGAATATTCTTGATTAATTACAGATTGTATGTATTGATTGAGTATTTTTAATTCAGATTCTATAGGTTTTAGATAACCTTTAATACTACTTAATTCATAACCAAAAGGTATAGTAACGCCTTTTTTCTTTATATAATTTTTAGGTATGGACATTAACTAATTTTAGCTTCTTTAACTAATTTTTCCATAAGTTCGCTTCGAGCATCTTTTGCTTCTTTTTTACTAGCATATCCATCAAGTGTTCCCTCTTCTATTAAAGGTAATAATTGTGATAAAGCTTCATCTCCATCAATAGCTTCGGCTGTTGTAAAACTAATAGTAGGCAGTATATAATATTTATCTTTATATTTTCCAACTTCAGTTATTCTATTCCTAATCATTCTCCATAAACCTTTATCTGTTGCATTTTTAAGTTCTACATTTTCGTTATAAGCCATATTAAATTTAGGTTGAAAATAATCCATATATAAATCATCAGTTGATTTTGTTCCTTGATTTAATTTTTTTCTTTTTCTTTTATGAAGTCCATGTTTAGCATGTTGTTTACCTGCTCTAGTAGCAGCTCGTTTCTTTTTATTAGCTCTTGCTAGTTTTGCTCTACCTTTTTTAGTAGATTTTAATCTTTTTATTTGTTCTTCCGGAGCATAAACTTCTCCAGTTTCACTAGACTTTTTACCACTAGGAGTTCTCCATTTTTGTTTAGTCCATTTTCTAAGACTTCGTTGTGATTTTCTTAAAGCCATTTTTTTATAAACGCATGTACTTTATCTAAAAATTTTTGTATGTATTGTAATATTATATTCATTTTATTTGTAGCCTCCTCCTTTGGCTTTGTATTGTTTAGCTAACATCTGGGCTTTTCGAGCAGACCATTGCCCGGGTTTACCTCCTTTAGAACCAGCTTTGATTCTCTCGAAAAGCCTCTTACGCATAGTTGGTTTAGTATAATTACCAGCTTTATTAACTGTAGACTTTTTCTTAGTCTTTCTTTTTTTTACTACCATTTTTTTCTCCTTTCTTAAAAATCATATCCCAGTTTTTGTCAAACTCTTCACGAGTAACATTTCCGGGTTTACCTTGGTTTCTTCTCATAGACAATCTACCTTTTTGTTTATGAAGTGCTTTAAATTTAAGATTTCCTAAATGTGGCATTTTTTACATTCCATTGTGAGGATATAAATAATTATGTCTTCTATGAGTTATTTTTTCTTCCCAGTTTTCTATTGCTTTACGAATACTATCTTCTGCTAGTACACTACAATGCAATTTAATTGGTGGTAATTCTAATGCAGAAGCTATGTCTTTATCTTTAATAAGTTTAGCTTCTTCTATAGTTTTACCTTTTAACATATCTACAAACATTGTAGAAGATGCGATTGCACTTCCACAGCCATATGTTTTAAATTTGACATCTTCTATAATATTATCTTTTAATTTTATTTGTAGTTTCATAACATCACCACATGCAGGAGAACCTGTCATTCCTGTAGCAACATTAGGGTCTTTAGGGTCAAACCTTCCAACAGAATGTTTTGCTGGATTGTTTAAAACACTCTCAAACCTATCAACTACTTTTTGTGAATATGCCATTATCTAAATAGTTTCCATACTTTATTTATTCTTCCACACTTCATAAACTTGTGTAGTTTATTAAATAATCTTACCATTTTACTCTATTTGCCCAATATGCTGCAGACATTACTCCTTTAGCAATATTTTTAGCATGTCTAGCTTTAAAAGACTTTCTTTTCTTTTTCATTTTACTTGATTCACCTGCTTTAGGTTTACCAGCAGTTTTTGCACCCTGTTGTCCAAATCTAATAGTTTTAATTTTGTCGCCTGATTTAGCAACAACAATATGAGATTTAGTAGGATGTCCGGGAGTACGCTTGGGTTTATTAAAACCACTTACTCCTGCTCTTGCGAGTCTTGGGTCTTTCTTTTTAGCCATTAGTGTATTGTCCTTTTATTTTCTGGTTCTACTGTAGTAGGGTAAGAAATATCATCATTAACAACAATATTTTCTAGTTCTCCTACGACAACCAATCCATTCTTGTTAGCTGCTAATTCAGCTTGTTCTAAAGTTGCAGCAATAATATTTGGTCCTGTATAAACATTACCATATATTTCTAGTTCTGTCAAGTATATCTTCACAATGAATGAAGTATACCTTTACCTATAATCCAACCGACTAAAAACCAAACACAAAACCATACTGGATGGTCTTGAGCAAACTGCCATATTTCATTCAGATAGTTCTTCATAGTCTGTCACATCTATAGTTTCTTTTTCTGGTAGTATAAATATACCACCTTGAACATTATGATTTACATCTAGTCGTTCTTTTTTACCTAAACCAACTCTGTCAAGTATTGTTTGAGCTGCTTGTAGCTTTACATTAGCTTGAGGTAGTGGTTTATTACTTTCTAATACTTCAACAAGTTTAAAAGCTGCAGAAGGGGCTTCCTTTGCAAGTACATCAGAGGCTAAATCTACTATTTCATGTTTAAGACTTTTAATTACTTGGTAGTGATTTCCTTGGTAGCCTGCAAGCTCTGCCGAAAGTTTAAGATTTCCTTTAGTCTCTATAAGACTATTTAGAAATAATTCTTGTTTTTCTGTTAGTTTTCTTTTTGTTGTAGGTAAAGACATATAAATATTATATACTTAAATGGGGCATTTGTCAAGTATTTAAAATAATTAATAAAAGACTTGACAAAATGCTTTTTAATCTATATAATAAGATTAAGTCTGCCGGGGGTTAAATACATAACCTATAGAGCTGTCCAGCTCTACTTAGCCCCTGTGAAGTTTCCAATTAAAAATAGCACAAAATGTTCGACCAGTACATATATATATAGGTAGGGGTGGGGTGGCTCTTGCCCCGTGCCTGACAAACTTTAAAAAGTTTGACAAACTTAACAAATCTCTGCAGAAACCTGTTGGGTAAAGTCTATAAAGACTTTAAAGACTTGTGAAGTTTCCAAGATTTGTAGGGTAAATGTGTCGGCATTTTATAACTATTCTAACTCCAAAGAGTTAAGCAGTCTATAACGACATAACAAGGCTTTACAGACCATTTAAGCATAGCTAAATGGTATCCTGTGCAGTATGTATTTGAGTTCGTATGAAAGCTCTAAAGAGCTTCGCGTAAACTTGATGTGTATGTATTGTTCTCATAGGAAAACTCTAAAGAGTTTCGCAGGAGAATGTGTAGGATAAAAAAAACCCCTGTGAATACAGGGGCTTTCAGCTAGGGAGCTAGGTAGGATTAACCAATGTTTACAAGTTTCTTGTAAGACCTCATTGCTTTCAAATCTGCACTAGGCAAAGCCTTCATGCTTAAGATTTTAGCGACTTGACCTTGAGAAAGTGGAGCTTTCTTGTCATTCAATCTTGAGAGGTAATGACCATGAATAGTTCCCCATTTGATGTCCTTTGGACATTTTGGAGAATTACTGAACTGCGAAGCAATCTTTCTGACCATTCTGTAGCTTGCTACAGCTTTAGGGTTGTCAACAGTAAACGAAGTTTTAGCATTTGAATTTGCCATAATTTTTTTCCTTGCTCCTTTGGAGCATTTTGCTAGGGCGACATTGCCAAAGCTCTTACATAGTAATCCAGCTAACTCTCATTTGTCAAACTCTTTCTCGTGCGTGATTGTCACGCGTAGAATAATATTCTTCCTGCGACAACAGGCGAAGAAAGTAAAATCACCAAATTTTCAGTCAAAAAAATCAACGAACAATCGAAATATTACACATAAAGCATACATACACCTGTATAAAATTTACAAGCTTGGCAGATATGGGATAGGCTAACTAAATTTTACGCGTAAAACACATAAAATATACATATAAAACGCATAAAGTTTATGTATAAATTTGTATTTACACATCTGCCCATAATTAAAATCTTATACTTGCGTTTCCTACTTGACAACAATTCAACAATCCGTATAATTGATAGGGCAATCGGCAATGAGGTCGGTTGCAACATTTTGGAGATTTCGATTATGGAAATTATTTTTGGATTTTTATTTGTTCTTGGCTTCGTGCTTTATACTTTATGGTTGGTGTCCTAATGGAAAATTTAGTTCATGCAATTAGCGAAACTCGTATGAAAAGGCTTTTGAACCCTCAAATGTCTGACCATTTTTATACAGGTTTCAATGGAAAATATGGCTATCGCTTTTATGAAATAAAGGTTGGTAGAAAATGGGTTTACATGAAAAGTAAAGCACATAAAGTTAGAATGCCTTTGGCAAAATTTAAGATTAGAGCTTTTCTGCAATGGCGAAAAGATAGTATGGTTCATGCTTCATGCAAACAATATGAAATCACAGGTAAATATTCCAGACCTAGAGCATGGTGGAAAGATTACGGATTTACATATAACCCTAAATACTTTGAGTATGACCGAAGCAGATTAGCTTGGTAAAACACATAAATAATAAATTTACATGCCCTGTTCCTCTTGACTTCGCTTCTAGCAACTGTTAGTGTAATGGGGCAATTAACCAACTGCCGATTGTGGCAAGGAGAAAAATTATGGCGATAGCCGTTGACAAACAAAAAGCTGATGAGCTTGAGTACTACACAGACCTTGAAAGCCTTGAGGTTAGGTTTGATGAAATAAAACATGATGAGTATATGGACTGCTCTGATGAAAGTCTTGTAGAACAAGACTACCTAGATACTATGGAGTTCTGTTTAGAACTAGAAGCGAATGAAATTATTGATGATGAACAATTTGATTATTTGGAGATATAAATTATGAAAAAACCTTGCGAAAATCCTAATGGTAAATTTTTGAATGCTGTCATTGAAGATAGTAAACGCAGAAAATCTATAAAATTTAACAGTCTTGACAAGGCTAAAAGATACCTTAAATCAAAGAGTTATAGGTTTCGTGAAGCCTACAACCACAAAGAAGAAAGGTGTATGCTTTATTCAAGCTGGAAATTTGGGTGGGTAAAAGTGTCCTCATGCAAAGATTACCTAAATGACACCACAATGGAACAGGGAACTGTTTGGAAAATAATTAAAATATAGGAGTAAACTATGGAAAATGAAATGACATATAAAAAATTTATGCAATTACTACATAAAGTTAGACAAGAAGCTGATACAGTAGAAGAAGCATTTGAAAATACAGATAAATTATTATATAATATTTTAGATAGAGATGATGTAATTAATTTAGTATTAGAATGTTTAACAATAATAGCTCAAAGCGATATACCTATAGAGATACTAGAAAATCCTTATGGTGTATTAGATGTCAAAAAAGAGGATAAAAAACCTGATTTAAAAATCGTGCATTAAATATTATACGCCCTGTTCCTCTTGACTTCCGTTTGGATTTGTGCATAATGGTAGGGGCAATCAAGCAGGGTAGCTTGGTTCATAACAAAAAAACAGTCCTAAACTGTGGAGTATTTAGGCAGGTCTAACGGGAAACTCCCTGATTAAATTGTTTCCCACTTATCTTGGAGATATTTTATGAGAAATTTTATTAAAATAAAACTTATTGAATTACTTGGACTAAAAAATTTATATGTTGAAGTTCAAGAATTAAGAGGAATGATTGAAGAAGTAGACTACAAAGCTGATGAAATAAAAGATGATTTACAGAATGTAGAATACAGATGTGATGAAGTTGAAGCAGAAGCAGAAAGACTGTGCGATAATATTGATGATGAAATGCATAATAAATTTGAACAAGCCTATTCTGAATTACAAGACCAAATTGAGACTTTCAACAATATGGTTGAGGGATATACTATAACTGTAAAATTAAATAAGGAGTAAAACATGGCAGATATAAGTTTTCATGGAGTGACTAAAATAGAAGTTCTTAAAAGAAAAGATTTGGATAACTTTTCAACTAGAGATATTATTATTCACAATGAGGAATATAATGTTGAATTAAGGCGATATGTACCTACTAAAACATGTATAGAGTTGTTTCTTGATAACAAAGAAGCAAGTAAATTAGTTTATAATAAAAGTAAGTGGAGATAATTATGATAAAAGTATTTAGAGATAGTGAAAGTTCTAACAAGTTTTTCTATCACTTTAATCTATTTGGATTGAAGTTTAGAATTGCTACTAACACTAGAGGTTTTAATAAGTATGGAACTTATAAAACTAATAGAGGTAGAGTAGTAAACTTCGGTAGAAAATATATGTGCTTTATTCCTATGTTTTGAAGTGCATAGTCATCAGCAATCAGGAGTATGACTTTAAAGAAGCTAGAGCTGATAGTAGTTGGCAGACCTGCTTAAAAAACTGCCATTATATTAACAGCTATACATACAGGAGATTATTATGGCAAAACCAATGAGAATATGTGACCAAGATTTAATTATAAATAAGGTCGTGAAAAGTGTAGAAGATGTAAGAAGAGAAGCTTATGAGAAAGATATTAAATCTCAACCAGAGTGGAAACAGTTTCTTGCTGAAACTACAAAACATCAAAAAGAATTTGACAGAATTGAAAAGCTTAAAAGTGAATTAAATTCTGCAAGAGATAGCCTTGAAGAAAGAATTAAAAAGTTTAATAAACAACAAGGTTTTACAGGGTATAACGAGGGTATATGCTATGAAAACTATCACAGAGGTAGACCTAGTATACATATAAATACTACTAGTTTAGATTGGGAAATTCGACAAGAAATTACTGAAGAAGTAAGATTTTCAGGTATGTCTGGAGATTTTGATGCTAGACAAATGGTTGAAGATTTAGTAGCAAAGTTTAGTTAAACTTTGACTTGACAACGCCCTGCTGTTCGGTTATAATGGCAGGGCAATTCACAACAACAAGGAGATATAAATGACACACAATGACTTAAAAAAAGGTATGAGAGTTCAGCTAACACCTATACCTACTCTTTCAAGCCAACCTAGATTGGCTACTATCATGGATAACATGAAAGGTATAACTAGAATGGTTAAAATAGAAGATAAAAATGGATATTTACCAGATATGGGTAGTGTATATGTTAGTGAAATAGAATATGTTTTGTTTCCAGATGATATGCCAGAAAAACTAGAAGTATCAAAAGCACATCAAAAGAAATTAGATTTATTAACACAAATACATTGGGGGTAAACATGATAGATATACATAGAGAAGTTGTAGAAATATTTGATGATAAAATAGAAAATATTACTAAATATAATGGTCAAATATTTGAACTTACAGGGTCAAAAGAAAATAATATTGGTGGATATTATGGAGGTGGACATGGAGATATTATTAAATATCTTGAAGAAAATAAATTAGATACAGAACAATTACAAGATGTATTATTAGCTCTTGTAAGAGGTTTAAGGGGGCATGTATGACATATTGGGTAGATGAATTTCATAAACAAACTATGGATAAAGCTAAAAAAGATTTAGAAATACTATACAAAGCAAAGAGTATTATTATAAATAGAATAAATTATAATGATGAAAAGTGTGCTTTTTTAGAACTACAATGCAGTAGTGATAAACTTAACAAGTGCATAGAAATAATAGAAGATGAATTACATTAGGAGATACTATGGCTTATAAATTATTAACATTAAATAATCCAAAGATATTAAAAGGTAAAGATGTAGATGATACATACATCAGTTGTGTTATGCATTTCAGACCTATCAATACCAAGATATGTCCATTTCAAGATATAGCTTCTTGTAAAACTGCATGTCTAAATACTGCAGGGCGTGGTGGTATCATCAAAAAAGGAGAAACTACCAATAGAATACAAGAAGCTAGACAGCGTAGAACTGATATGTTTCTTAATGATTATGAAAACTTTATGGAACTATTGCATACAGAGATTACAAAGTTTTGTAATTATTGTTATAAGAAAGACAAAAAACCTGCTGTAAGATTGAATGGCACAAGTGATATACAATGGGAACACAAACTATACAAAGATAAAAATATATTTGAACACTTCCCAGATGTGCAATTCTATGACTATACCAAGATACCTACAAGAAAAGTATCACAATACAAAAACTATCATTTGACATGGTCATACTCTGAAGCTAATCCAAAATATACAGCATGGTATGATAAGATAGCATATAATATTGCAGTAGTATTCAACGGAGCTTTCCCTATATATTTCAAGGGTAGAGAAGTAATCAATGGCGATGAAAGTGATTTAAGATTTTTAGATAAACAAAATGTTATTGTTGGTCTAAAAGCAAAGGGCAAGGCACGACATGATATGTCAGGCTTTGTCATACACATTTAATGTGTTTACAAGGGCAGAAATACACGAAGAAACAAACTTTAAATAAGTTTCCTAGTGTGAGTAGTCTGAAAGGGATAGCAATATCTGATTAGTGCAAAGGGTCTGACACTTTGTTAATGAGTAGCTCTCAAACTATGTGGCTACCTGTCCTTTTAAGCATTTTATATAAGGAGATATTATGAATGAACAAATAAAAACATTACTAGAAGATATTAAAAATACACTTGAACACATTGTAGCAAGTGAAGAATGGGAAACTTTAAAAGAAAGGTCTAGTGCTGATGTATTAGCTGAGCAAATAGATTGGGTATTAGAAAGAAATATTAAAGACAAATTTTAATAAGGAGATAATATGAAGTGGTGGCAAAAACAACAACCAAACAGCAAGGATTTACCATTAAAAATGTATGTGAATGGCGAGTATCATGCTACATTTAACGATATACTTACACTTGATTTTGTTAAATCAGAATTTGAAAGTGCAGGATATACTATAGAACTAAAAGGAGATAACAATGAAACTTAAACAAGTAATAGAAATACAAAAAGTATTAGGCAAAACAATACCTGTTGACATGGCAGAGAAATGGGTGTATCATAGTGAAAGTCGTGGGGAATGGGTAGACATCATGGAACTAGATGTAATCCATGCGATTAGAATATTAAGAAAACATATTGTAGATATTGAACAAGCAGAAATGGAGGAACATAATGGATAGATATAGAGTAGAATTATCATTAAATGTTTGGTCTGATACTGACAAAGGAGCAGTAAAAGTTGCACAAGATATTTGTGATAAACAAAAAGAAAAGTTTGATAATAGATGTGAGATTATCAAAGTATGTAGTAGTCCCTTTGGTAGAGTAGAGGGAGAAGATATTGTTGCTAAAGTTTATAGACAGGAGGTATTCAATGAGCAACCAACACAATAGAAAAGAATTTGAAAAGATAATGCAGGAAGTAGAACAGCTAGACCAAGAGGGTATGCTTGAGGCAGATATACAAACTGTATCTCAAGTCTATGGATTGCATGAAGATGATGATAGAGATGATATATTATTCTTTATTGCAGAAAGTTTATACGAACATGGGGTGGTAGAATGACACAATATAAAGATAAAGTTGAAGCACAAAGAAAAAAACTAGAACAAGAAAAATTAGATAACTCAATTACATCTATAGATTGCAGGTATGAAAATGGTAAATGGACAAAGATGATTACTTGTTATGGTAATGGTAAACAAGTCACAGAATATAACGATAAAAGAAAAAAGGATAAGATAGAATGGCGATAAGAAAAAAAGTAATACAAAGTATTGACCATGTTAAAAAGGTCACATCACAAGGTACAGGTGGGCGTAGTAGAAAGATTAAAATATCTACAGCTCACATGAATAAAAATAAAAGAAGAAGTTATAAAGCATATAGAGGGCAAGGAAGATGAGAGTATTAATTAAATCATACGGAGATGTGAGAATTTTTTATGATAAAATTTTTTGTTATAAAAGATATCATGTTTTATGGGAGGGCGAAAATAAACTTGAAACCTATTCAGGTTTATGGTATAATGAAAAACAAGTAATTAAATTAGTGGAGGATAGATTGCTATGAATATATTTTATTTTTATGATAGTCCAGTAGAAAGTGCGATAGCACAACCTGATAAGATGTTAGTAAAAATGCCATTGGAAACAGCACAAATGTTATGCACAGCACATAGAGAAATAGATGGCGATGAGTATGCTGATAAGGTAGGACTATACAAAAGAGCTTATTGGAATCATCCATGTACTATATGGGCAAGAGAATCTAAATTAAATTATCTTTGGTTGTATACACACTTCCTAGCTTTAGGTAGCGAGTATAAATTTAGATATGGTAGAGAACATGCAAGTATAACTAAATTAAAAGAACCTTTAAGAAAGATACCAAACATTACTAAAAAGAGTATGACACCACCTGCACAAGCTATGCCTGATGAGTACAAAAATGATGACCCTATCAAAGCATACAGAGATTATTGTACCCATGAAAAACACTACGCTAAATGGGAAAAGGGTAGAGCTAAACCTGATTGGTGGACATTGGAGGTCGCATGAAAGCTACACTAACACGAAAAGAATATAAAGAGTTTAATACTTATGTTGATTTTTTAAATGCAAAACATGGTATAAGTATACCCCATACTGTTGAAAAGATTGGGGATAAGTTTCTAGTAGAAATGCTAGAGGATATTGATGTAAATAAATTAGATAATTTACTTGACATTGATGTTGATTTGTTGTATAATGCAACACAAACAAACGCCAAAAGGAGGTAATTATGGCAGTAATAGAAGGAAAAGCTTACTGGGCTTCAGTAACTACACCAAACACTACTTTTGAACCTGTGTATACAGTAGATTTAGTTGTGAATGATGAGGTTGCAAATGATTTTGAGGCTCGTGGCTTTAGAGTAAAAGACTTATCCATAAAGGATGAGCAAGGAGCTTCAACAGGTGTTGGAAGAGCCTTAACTATTAAACGAAAAGTAAATGGTCCGAATGGCATGGTCAGAAACGCACCTAAACTTTTCGATAAAAATAAAAATCTCATGGATGAAGTAGTTGGGAATGGTTCAACTGTTAAAGTCCAATATAATGAGTGGGAAACTGAAAACAAATTTGGAACATTTAAAGGTTTGGATTTCCAAGCTATGCAAGTGTTAGATTTAGTTCCTTTAAAATCTCAAGATGGCTCAGAGCTAGACCCTTATGGGGATGGCGAGGAGTTTTAATATGATTGTAAATATTAACAACGAAAATGGAACAACTACATATGATGTTTCAAAAGTTAATGCTGAAAATCTTAGAACTCAAGCTACTGTATTAATAAATAAAGTAGGCACGATTGAGGTTATATTAGAAGCTTTAAACTTTACCAGTTCTACACACAGGGCAAATCTAGAAGCCCTCTTACAAGATTGTCCTGAATCTTTGGTAGAGAATAAAGAAGAAGAAGTCACAGAAGAAACAACAGATTCTGAAGACTAATTCGTATCTCCAAGTGAGAGGTGTGCAGAAAAGTGGATAGCACTTAAAGTATAAATCCAGTTTGATGAGGAACTGATGTTTGTAATTTACAATAGAGAATATATGCTCTGTAAGTTAGACTAGGAGAAATCATATGAACAACGCCTCTCCATTTTAATTCAATGAGGGTAAATTATGGAACAAAATAAATTTGTAAAGTATCATGTGTCATGCCATGAGTGTGGCAGTTCTGATGCTGTATCAGTAAACGAAGATGGCTCGGCTAAATGTTTTAGCTGTGGCAAATTTTATAGTAATTATGAAAACAAGGTAACACCAATGGAAAAATATAAACAACCGACTACCATTGTAAATCCACATGGAGGTATATTTGGTAAATTAATTGATAGAAATATCTCAAAAGAAACAGCAGAAAAGTATGGAGTGAAAGTTATTTATGACTCAAATGGTCAAATGGCTCAACACTTATATCCTTTTTATATAAACAATGAGCAATGTGCTACAAAGACTAGGTATGTAAAAGACAAAAGATTTTCTTTTAATGGTTCTATACAAGGCTCTGGATTGTTTGGACAAAATTTATTTAAGGAAGGTGGTAAGTATCTTACTATCACAGAAGGAGAATGTGATGCTATGGCTTCATTTGAATTGCTAGGGAGTAAATGGGCTTGTGTAAGTATCAAAAGAGGAGCTTTATCTGCAGTAAAAGATATAAAAGAAAGTTTAGAATATGTAGAAAGTTTTGATAATGTAGTGTTATGTTTTGACAAAGACAAGCAAGGACAGGAAGCTGCACAAAGAGTAGCTACGATTTTAAAACCGGGTAAAGCAAAGATTGTAACATTACCTAATGGCTACAAAGATGCAAATGATATGCTCAAACAAGGTAAACATAAAGAGTTTACTACAGCTTGGTGGGGTGCAAAGCTTTATACTCCTAGTGGCATTATTAAAGTATCTGATAAGAAAAAATCTTATTTAGATAGAGAAAGAAAAGAAAGCATACCTTTCCCTTGGCAGGGATTAAATAAAAAGTTATATGGTTTAAGGCAGGGAGAACTCGTAACTCTTACTGGTGGCACAGGACTAGGTAAGTCTAGTGTCACTAGGGAGTTAGAGCATTGGCTTATTAACCAAACAAAAGATAATGTAGGTGTAATTGCATTAGAAGAAGATTGGAAAAGAACAGTAGATGGTATACTTTCTATTGAAGCAAACGCAAGACTTTACATTGACCAAGAAAGAGAAAAGTTTTCTAAAGAAACTATCATGCAAATGTTTGATAAAGTATTTGAGGAGGATAGAGTATTCATTCATGCACACTTTGGCACTAATGAGATAGATGACATCTTTGCAAAGCTTAGATATCTTATAGTTGGTTGTGATTGTAAGTGGGTTGTGGTAGACCATTTACATATGCTTGTTAGTGCTGTGCATGAGGGAGATGAAAGAAGAGCTATAGACTCTATCATGACTAGACTTCGTAGCTTGGTTGAAGAAACAGGAGCAGGGTTAATACTTGTGTCACACTTGCGTAGGGTAGATGGAAACAAAGGACATGAGAATGGCGTAGAAGTTTCTCTATCACATCTTCGTGGTTCAAATAGTATTGGACAATTAAGTGATTGTGTGATAGCATTAGAAAGAAATCAACAGTCAGATGATGAGCTTGAAGCAAGAACAACAAAGCTTCGTGTCTTGAAGTCAAGATATACAGGAGATGTAGGCATGGCAAGTTCTTTAATTTATGATAAAGATACAGGCAGATTATCTGAAAGCGATTTATCAGAGTTTGAGGTAGAGGAAAATGGAAGTAGTATTTGATATAGAAACAGATGGGTTAAATCCTACAGTCATCTGGTGTCTGGTAGCAATAGATGAAACAGGCGATGTTTATAGATATTACGAAGACACTTTAGATGAAGGTATAAAATTTTTACAGAATGCAGATAAAATTATTGGGCATAATATTTTAGGATTTGACATACCTGTAATTAAAAAATTATATGGTATAGATTTATATAATGCAAACAAAGTGGTAGATACTTTAGTTCTTTCCAGACTTTTCAATCCTACAAGAGAAGGTGGACACAGTATAGCTAAATGGGGATATAAATTAGGTTTACCTAAAAAAGATTCTCCAGAATGGACTTGCTTTACTAAAGAAATGTTAGATTATTGTGAACAAGATGTTGTAATAAATAATAAATTATTTAATTATTTAAAAAAAGAATCTATTGGATTTTCAAAAGAATCAATAAATTTAGAACATAAAGTTACACATTTGTTGGAAGAACAAAAACAAAATGGATTTTTATTTGATGATAAAAAAGCTATGATGTTGACATCAGAATTAAGTCTTAAACTTCAACAAACTGAAGAAAAAGTTCACAAAACATTTAAACCAATATGGATAGATGATAAATTAATTACACCTAAATTAAAAAAAGATGGGCAACTTTCTAAACAAGGATTGACAGAACAAGAATACACCGATATAATAGAGGGTAGGCTTGAGCAAAAACCTTTCATGAGAAAGACTCTTCAAGAGTTTAATCTAGGCTCAAGAAAACAAATAGGTCAAAGACTACAAGAGTTTGGTTGGAAACCGAATAAATTCACACCAACAGGACAAGCTATTGTAGATGAATCAACACTTAAAAAGATTACACATATAAAGGAAGCTCAACTTATTGCAGACTTTTTATTGTATCAAAAAAGATTAGCACAAGTTCATTCTTGGATAGAAGCAGTAGATAAAAATGATAATAGAGTTCATGGTTCTGTAATTTCTACTGGTGCTATTACAGGAAGAATGGCACACAGAAGCCCTAACATGGCTCAAGTACCTGCTGTTTACAGCCCTTATGGTAAAGAATGCAGGTCTTGTTGGACAGTACCAGAGGGTTATAAACTTGTAGGTATAGATGCAAGTGGATTAGAATTAAGAATGTTAGCACACTATATGGCTAACGAGGAGTATATAAATGACATTATTAACGGAGACATTCATACAACTAACAGAGAGTTTGCTGGACTTAAATCAAGAGATGAGGCAAAAACTTTCATCTATGCACTCATTTACGGAGCTGGAGATGAGAAGATTGGAAGAATCATTAATGGAAGCAAGAATGCAGGTAAACAACTGCGAGAACGCTTTCTTGGTAGTTTACCAGCACTTAGAACTCTTAAACAACGAGTTGATAGAGCTTCGCAAAAGAAATACTTAAAAGGTTTAGATGGTAGAAAGATAATTATTAGGCATAAACATGCTGCATTAAACTCTTTATTACAGGGAGGAGGTGCAATAGTTATGAAAAAAGCATTAACTTTATTAGATTTAGACTTGAAATTAAATACGATTGATGCTAAAATAGTTGCCAACATTCACGATGAATGGCAAATAGAAGTAAAGGAATCACAAGCAGATTATGTAGGTAGAGCAGGTGTTCAAGCTATAAAAGATGCAGGTGTATATTATAAAATGCGTTGTCCTTTGGATGGCGAATACAAAATAGGAGGTAGTTGGTATGAGACCCACTAAAGAAAAGATGAGTAAGTTTGACCTTGATTTAAAATATGGTCAGATACGAGAAGATAAAATAGCAGAAATGTTTACTGATAAAAAAATTGAAGTAAAATCTGAAAGAGGTATGTGGATGAAAACAGGAAACATATGTATTGAATATCAGTCATATGGTAAACCTTCAGGCATAGCTACTACAGAAGCAGATTATTGGTTTCACAATCTTTGTATTGGAGATGATATATTTTGTACACTTATATTTGATGTACCTAAACTTAAAAAGCTTATAGAAAAGTTAGACTTTAAAAAGTCTGTTAGTGGTGGAGACCACAATGCTAGTAGAATGTGGTTAGTAAATGTGCGAAAATTATTTACATCTGATGTATACAAAACATTTGAGGATTTAAAGGATGAGTAATTACAAGTCAGAAGCAGGTCATTGGTATGACCATAACGGAGAACCTATGTATACTATTATAGGTGCAAATGGTAAAGAAAGAAATACTACTCTTCGTGATGCTAAAAAAGAAGGTTTAGTACCCTCTGTTACTACTATTATAGGTATAGCAGCAAAACCTTCACTAGAAAACTGGAAGATTACACAAGCTTTAGAAGCTTCTTTAAATGTAGACCAAGCTGACCCAGAATATATAAACAAATGTAAAAATGCAGGTAGAGAAGTAGGAATGAAAGCTGCAAAACAAGGTACAAAAATACACGCACAAATAGAAAAAGGATTTTTAGGTGGAGCTAAAACAAAACCTTATAAAGTTATTAGGTCTTGGTTAGATGCAAACTATCCTAACGAACAATGGATAGCAGAAGATTCTTTCTGTGCTAACGAGGGCTATGGTGGTAAGATAGATTTGTATTCTAAGTCTGGTATATTTATAGATTTTAAAACTAAAGACAACTTAAAAGGAAAAGACTCTGCTCGTTTAGTATATGATGAACATGGTATGCAACTGTCAGCTTATGCACAAGGTTGTAATATAGAAGAGCCTGAAAGAATATCTATATTTGTTGACAGAGCAGACACAGAATTAGTTTTAACTCATGTATGGGATAAAGAAACACACTATAAACATAAAGAAATGTTTAACAGCTTACTAAACTATTGGAAGCTTGTTAAAAACTATGACTCAACAGTATTATGAATGGAAAAAAAGCAAAACAAATAAGAAAAAAATCAAGACAACTTGTTGTTGACTGGCTTCAAACTATGTTAGTAGATGAAGAAAGAAAAAAAGTATCGGTCAATAACATTGAAAAGTATTTACCTGATGAAACTCATTTTTATGCTAATAATAAATTAATGGTTTCTGCTTACACACCTAGGTGGTTTGCACAACGGATTAAAAAGTCTAATAAAAATTTACAGGATATTACATGG